GCTGGCGTGCCCGTTCTACAAGAGTACGCTCATGCACTTTGCCGGAATTCCGGCACCACGAAATTGCTCAAGCTCGACGCGACCGACGACCTCTTCTACCGCGTACACCGTGAACTACGCGGGGAAGAGCTCGCAACACGCGCCCGCGAACCAGTCACCCAAACCGCTCGCCTTAGCTTCGCGAGGGCATTTGGCATTTCTCCTGGTCGGCAACAGGAGTTGGAAGACTGGCTTGGCGCCTGGTCCTTTGACATAGCCGGTGGCAGAAAGCTCGACCCCTTCGGTCCCGACGACTGGCCGGACAAGCTCGTCCCGACTGAGGAGCTCCACACCCCTGGGTATGTCTAACCACAAGAACAACTCGCAAACCCAGTCGCGCGGTGCCAGCCGCGCGACCTCCGCTGGTGCCCGACGGCCTTTGTGCGCGTCAGGCTCCGCCGGCCTTAGCGAATCGGCATGCGAATACGCCTGCGCGTCCGTGAATCCTCGCGGCTGCGCAGGTTGTGAATCGCTGCCTGGAGTACCAGATGGCTGCTCTATTCCTAGCTACAAATACACCTCGTTCATCCGCGGCGCGGGGCAGATCAACTCGACCGGGCTCGGCTTCGTAGCCGTGAGCCCGTACGCGTTCGCATTCAACGACGAAAACTCCGCGTTCTCGTCGAAGAGTGGCGGCACGTCCAACTACGTAAGTACAGTCACCGCCGATGCGACGGCTTACGTAGCGACGTCGCCCTTCGCGCGCAGCGGCATCGCCGATGCACTCTACCGGTGCGTCGGCCTCGAAGTCAGCATCGCGTACGACTCCAAACTGCTCGACACACAAGGCCATTACTGGTTTGTGTCAGTGCCTGGCGGCACGCTGAACCTCGCGTCACCTGCAGAGGTTGCTCACCTCCCTGCCGCCACGCGCCGACCAGTCGAGCACGGCAAAACCGAGACGACGTGCGCGATGCCCTACTTCGGCGAACTGGAACCACGGTCTGGCAACGATCCTATGTTCTGGTCCGGCCCATCGCCTTGGTTTAGCGACGAAGGCGCTGCGCTTGCCGCGACCAGCTCGTTGTCAACGGTGATCATGATCACCGGCGCACAAAACGACGCATTCACGTTCGAGATTCACGCGCTGTACGAGCGCATTGCGATCCCTAGCACCTCGGGCATCACTACGTCCACATGGACGCAGGCGTCAGCGACCGTGACACCAGGCGACCCCGTCGGTGTAGCCGCGCTTGGCAGCGCACGCGCCGCTATGGGCGCCAAGCAGCACGCAGGCCCGCCCGGCTTCTTAGCCTCGGCGGGCCATGCGCTTGTTGCTGGCGCTGACGCGGCGCTGCGCGGCATTGGCGCAGGCCTCAACGAAGTCGCCCGCGAAGCAGGACGACACGTCGCACACAGCGCATCGCGCGCCGTCGTGCGGCGCATTGGCAGGCGCAGCGCGCAGGCGGCAGGCCGCAGAGCAATCCGCGGCGCGTCGCTCAACGCGCTTGCGCGTGCCGCTGCATCCGAGCCGATCATTG